CGAGCCTCTTCTGCATACCGAGGTGCTGCCAGATGAGGAACAGAACCATGATGCCGAGCGCGCCGTAGTCCGCGAGCGTTGCGAGGACGGCGTCACTCACGGCTCAGTCGTCCACCACTTCGATGTCGACGCCCTCACCGATCTCCATCGAGCCATCGTCGATGCTCACATGGTCGGTACGCATCGCGCCCATGACCTCTGCGATCTTGTCGACCGGCACCAGGGTGAGCTTGTCTCCAGCCTCGCTGAAGCCCTCCTCTCCGGTGAGCTCTCCGATCATGTGGAGAAAGCCTGGCACCAAGAGCGCCCAGCCCAAGGCATCCTTGGTGTCGTCAGTCAGCGCCATCAGTCTTCTCCTCCACTGGGGCCGGCGGTGCGGGTGCGGGGCACTCCTCACACTTCGGGCACGCAGCCTCGAGCACGGACTTCGGGAGCTTCACCGGCTCGGGCGCCATGATGCAGACCACCACCACCTCGGGGTCGTTGTCGCCGTGGACGGTGAGGCAGGTGCCCTTCTCGGCATCCTTCTCGATGACCCAGCCACCCTTCTTGAGGGTGTAGGTTGAGCCGCAGCCTGTGGCGACGAGCATGAGCAGCACGCACACGGCGCTCAGGATTCTTCGAGTCATACTTCCTCCGGTAGGTCGACGACGGAGACGAAGCCCACGATGCGATCGTAGGCTCTCCCGTCCTTGGTGATGGTCTCATGGCAGACCGCTCCGCCACCTGCGGAGTGGCCGGATGAAGAACTATTTCCAGCGATCCCCGTGATCGTCCCGGTCTCATTATCAACTTCCAAAAGCAGCCCCACATGGCCGGTCCTCGAGATGCCGCGCCGCACCTTGTCGGCGTCAGTCGCTGGCTTCGACGTGCGGGTGCGGACGTAGATGAGCCCGCGAGGGTCCTCGATGTCCCAGATGTCGTCTCGAGCGATGCGCCTCGACTCGTCAGCCTTGAGCCAGTGGTTCACAGCTCGGCCAGTCTTCACATCGTGAAGCTCCAGACCCATACGACGCAGCGCGTCACAGCAGAAGGTAACGAAGTACGCGCACCATGGCGGCTTAGCGGTGGGGCGACCACCGGCTACGCGCACAAAGAAGTCCACCTCGGGACCACGGTTGCTGGTCTTCTCTTTGACCCCGAGCCAGGACTCGGCGTAGCTCGCCAGTGCGTCTGGGATGGTGCCGTCCACTAGAGTGCGGTGATGGTGGCCGTGCCGGCGTCCATGCTGGGCTGTCGACCAGGGCGCATCCAGGCGACCGCGACACCGAGCGGCCCACCAGAATCATTAGCGACAAACAGGGACTGCCCCTTCCCGCTGGCGGTGGTGCCCGCCGGCACCGGGATGCACTGGCCGACGGTAGCGATCGTCGTGCCGTTACCCGCAATCCTGAGCGTGTTGGCGGCCCCGGCGTTGACATTGATGACCGTCCATTCCGTCGTGCCCACGGGCAGGTTGACGGTATAGTCGGTGCCATCCGCGAGAGTCGCGCCTACGCTGCCCCAGTAGATGGGCTCATGTGAACTGCTCATGTGTCACTCCTTTCTGTGACTGGTTTACCTTGTCGTGGCGAGGTTGGCTACTCTGGAGGTTGGTTCCATATGGGGCGAGGCCACTGCTCCAATGGTTGCCTTGGCTCTTCGAGTTGCTCGGCATCCACTGCGCGGCGCTCAAAGCCTCGGCGCCACTCGCCGCGACCCATCCTGCGGCCCCAGTTCCTCCGCGCCCTTGAGATCTCCTCCATGAAGATCTCCTTGATGTAGGTGCTCATCTTCGGCACCTCGGCGCCGGGCTGCGGGCGTGACGGGTCGGGCTTGGCGCCCTCCATGAGGGTCTGGAGCTCTGCCGTGGGTGCCAGATAGCCTGGCTCACCCATCTGCCTGGGCTCATCGGCTGCATAGACGGACTCGCGGAGGATTGCCTGGGCGTCGTTGAAGCCCTCCATAAACTCCTTCACGCTCTGGTCCACCGCCGCCTCTTCTGCTGGACGCTTCCTGCGTATCGCGCCGACGCCCCGCTTTGCGGCCTTCATCTCCTTCTCACCGGTCTCGCGCTGCATCCGGTTGAAGATGGCCTCGAAGCGCTTCCCCTTTAAAGCCCTGCGGACGAAGTGCCGCAGCGCCGTCTCGAACAGNTCGGGAGCCACGTCCCCGTAGACCGCCTGCGGTGCGTACTCTGTGCCGAGGATCTTGCGCGCAGAGCCGGCGAAGCCGAGCGCCTCGCTCATCTTCTCGTATCGCTCCCTCTCCGTGGCGGTGTCGAGGCCGCCCTCCCTCACGAGCTCGCGGTACTCCTCGACGCCACCCTCTGCGGTGGCGAAGAGCGCCGTCTCTGCGACCGCCTGCGCCCACTTCGGGAGGAAGCTCTTGATGCCAGCATTAGCCAACAGCTCCCCAAAGCTCATGGCCCTCTCTGTGGACGTCTCGTGCCTCAGATCGATCAGCCAGTTAGAGAGCATGTTGCCTTCGAGGTATAGGAGCGACGTGAACCCGCGGGTCGACAGCCCCCCAGCACGCGCCTGCTCCTTCCAGAATGACATTGAGTGCACCGCGTGCCTGCGTTGCTCTGGCGTCATCTGCCCGAGGTCTTCCTTGGTGATCCTTGCCAGCCGCTTCTCGCCATCCTCTCCGATCCTGACGAAGGCGTCGGGCTTGACGATGCCCACCCACTCCGCCGGTGTGACGTGCTCCACCAGCCGCATCATCCTCTCGAGGCTCTCCCAGACCGAGAAGCTCGACCCATCGATCACATCGGCTATGCGCTCGTCCCCTGTAGCTGAGATGGAGAAGACCGGGTGCGGCATCTTCCACCTGTTCAGGATGTTGCGCATCAGCTCGTGATCTTGGTCGAGCGCCTCGATGAGCGCGCCGGATGCGAGCGAGCGCGCGACGCCAACACCCGTCTGCTCGAGCGCCCTGTTTTTGAGGATGGCGAGGGAGTTGGTGGCCCCTCGAGGCACAGCGCCCTGCATGATCTCACCGGCGATACCCTGGCGCGCAAAGGGGATCGTGTCCGTTATCATGCGCCACGTCACAAAGTCGCTGAAGGCGATGTCGAGGAGGGTTGTGCGCTTATAGATTGCGTTGCGCGATGTGTCGTTGAAGTCACCGAGCAGGTTGGTGCCGGGCTCCATAGCCGCGCGCCCCATGATCTGCTGCTTCTGCGCCTCGGTGAGGTGTTTGCCATCCACCACCATGTCGCTCTTGCCGCGCACGGGTGCGGTCTTGTAGGTGCGCTGCGTATAGGTTCGACTGATGGGTAGATCGTAGTACTCCCCTTCCTTGAGGTGGTCCCACTCCTTGTACCGGCGCCGAAGCTGGTTGAGCCCATGCTCGCCCTTGTACATGACATCCCAGATGTCGTAGATCCTACGCCCCCCGAGGGTCATCAGATCGCCCGCCGGGTCAGTGCTGCCGAGCAACTTGTTGTCGAGCTCTCTGCGCATACGGCGATCGATCTCACCCCTGACCCAGGAAGATCTCAGCCGCCCGCTACGCTCGAGCGCCTCGAACTCCCAGGTCTCAGCCTTTGTCGGCTTGCCTGCCTTGTAGCGCAGGTAGTCGATCATCCACCTGCTGGCCTTCGCTATGATAAAGGGGTCACCGCGCTGCGCGATGCCAACCAGTCCATTTGAGCCAAACGCCATGAGGTGAGCGCCTGGGTTGCCCGCCACCTTGCCCAGCTTGAGGAGCCTGATGCCCTCCGCGGCCTTCGCCACGTGGTCGGCGGTGCTCATGACGCCCTTGTCTTTCGCCATGAGCTCGATGCCGTGGATGAGCGGCCTATACGCCCAGAGGTCGGTGGCGTACTCGCTCAGCTCACCAAGGGGCGCATCGGCTACGGCGCGGCGATATGTCTTTTGCGCTGTGGGAGAGGGCCGCTTGAGCCCCATGTACAGGGCGGTGGTCTCGTCGGCGCCGGCCCCGAGCACCTGGCGCATCCCGCGGTCGGGGTGCAGGTGCTCGCGCAGCATGTGCATCTTGCCCATCCGCTTGCTGAACTCTGGCATCTTGGCAAACCGATCGAACGCCGCGATGAGCGCCTCGGGAGAGGTCTGCACCACCGCTGGCAGCCAGCCATCACGCAGGAAGCGTTGTACGTAGTAGACGATCGACACATCCGCAGCGGCGGTCTCTGCCTGCGCTGCCTCTTTCGAGAGCGCGTCTATCCTGGCGCCGTCGCCTGGCTTGGGGTCGGCGCGAGCTGCCTCCTTTGCGGCCTCTAGCTGCCGACGAAGGGACGACGCCTTCCGCACCGCATCTCCACCCTGCATGGCCCTCTTGACCATGGCGCTTTGACCGGCAGCGTCGGCAGCGGAATAGGCAGCAGCATTCTCGAACGGGTTACTCTCGATGACCTGCCGGGACATCCCGTTCCTGATTGCGCGCGCCTCGCCCTTGACCGAGAGTCGCTTTGCCACTCCGATCATGCCCTCGAACACGACCTCGGACTGGAACTTGGGGTCCTTGCTCCAGATCTCATTGAGCGCATCGAGGGCGCGGATGCTGAGCGTGCTCCCGTCGCGGCGCTTGAAGACGAAGGTGGGGCTCCATACCTCTGATGTCTCGCCCATGCCACGCCCTCGGCCAGCGGCATCCTTGAGTACGGCGGTCACCTCCTCCAGCATCGATCTCTTGAGCGCCTTGGGCATGTTGCCGCCGTGGATCTTCTTATTAACGCGACCCACGATGAACTTCGCGACGTTGCTCTGCGCGGTGGGCGCGATAAACCGGTTGGCTTGGCGCTCGTCGAGCAGGGTTGCGATAGCCTCCATGGCCTCGCGCTCGGTGATAAGCCCTCGGCCCACGACGCCATCGGGGCCCCAGATCTCATCTATTTCTCGCACCGCTTTCGCCACCGGCTCGGGCAGCGTGGTCAGCCTTGGCTCTATCTTGCGTTTCCCCGTCTCATACTTCGCACCGCGCACCCCGGTGTGCGGGTCTATCTCAATGGCCTGCTCGGGGAAGAGATAGCCCAGCTTCTTTTCTGGCAGCACCGCCGTCTCGATGATCTCAGGCTTGAGGACTGCGCCAGAGGGAGGCTCTGCTGCCAGCCTGGGTGCGCCCTCTGGGGCGGCTAACGTTTCTGTGTAGCGAGCTCCACTGAGGCGCCCTTCGATGCGATCGGCTGTCTCCATCAGGGCGCGGTATGCCGGATCTGCCCATGCCTCCTCGGCCGACATCCGACTGGCTCGCCATGCGCGGGCGCCGGGGTCCGCTGTCCCATACTCTGCCAGAGCCTCCTCGAAGCTCAGCACTCTCGCAGAAGACGACGGATCGTGCTCCAAGAATGAGTCCTCCCACCTCTCTATCTGTAGTCTGATCTCATCGGCGTAGTAGCGCAGAACATCTGTGGGTATGGACGCGTCGTCACCCTTGAAGATCCGCTCGACAACTGCGGGTGGGAGCGTGGAGGTGCCCCCTGGTTCCGGGGCGCGGCGCGGCGTGGCCTGAGGGCTACGCAACGCCCACTCACCGGTGGGCTTTGGAAGAAGCTCGCCCTCCCGCTTCCCTGGGCGCCATGGGTCCTCCCCGCGCAGCCTGGGTCCGCCCTCTGCGATAACGGGCGCCTCCATCGTAGCCGCACGTGGCAGCGGCGGAGGCACAGGCACCGCTGGGGTTCCGGTCTCGAGAATCTCTGGCTCAAAGACGCGTGGCGGCCTCATCGGGGCGTCTTTAAAGACCTCGTAGGCCATGGGTGCACGAGCGGCGGCCGGGAGCCTGGGCGGCACCGCCTCGGCCTCCACCACCGCTGCTCTTCCGAGCGCGACATCCTCGGCCAGCGGAACTGCCGTCCTCTCGAGCGCAGCCTGCATCCCCTCGCCCACCAGGGTGGCATCTCCACCGGTCTCCCTGGCCATGCGGGTGGCTGCGGGTATTGCCTCCGCTGCCGGGTCTCCGAAGAAGCTGCGGTAAAAGGCGGCGGATCGCTTGAGCCCAGTGCCCACGCGCGCCGACCGGGGGCCCACCTCACCGAGCTTGTCCACGAGCCAGCCAGTGGCCCTCGCGGCCTCCTTCGCCATCGGCGTTCCGAGCTTCTTGAGCGGCGCATAAAACATGAAGGCGACCGGGGCGGTATGCACCTCCACCGCATCGACAGGGTTGGCGAGCACACTGTAAGCAAAGGCGGACATGTCCTTGCCGAACATGTCGTCGAGCGCCTGTGTCGCCTGGCCGCGTAGGATCTCCGCCCTCTCCTCTGGATCGAGGGTCTTCCACGCCTCGAGGGGGATGTTGCCGCCCACCAGGCTGACGCCCATCTCGAACAGCGCATTAGCCAGGTGCCCCACGCTGCGCCGAGCGTTGGTGTACCAGGGCAGCAACTGCGCCTGGTCTCTGGTGTGAGCTAGCGCATCGTCCCACGCCTTGATCACCTCCCGCTCCTGCACGTCTAAGAGCCTATCGAAGGCCATCCGGTCATTGCGGGTGAGTGTAATCTTCTCGCCCCCACCCTCCGGGCCGAGCACGTTGGAGAAGGGGATGACGTATTCCATGTCCTCGTCGCTGTTCCAGCGCTCTGGACTCACGAGCCTCTGCAGCCGCAGGTCTGACTCGTGTGCCTTCTGCACCACCAGCTCTGCGGCGCCAAGGACACGCTCCCTCAGTGCAGTGCCCCAGGTCTGGATGGTGGGGTCGCTGAGCACGTATTTGTCCAGGTCCGAGGCAACGGTCCCGGTCGGCGCGAGCTGCAGCCTGCCACCCGCCCCCGCCTCAAGCGCCTGCTCCTCCGTCCACATAGCTGGCGCCGCAGGGCGCTCTGCCTCGGCGCGGAACTGCTCCACCAGCGCCCCCTTGCGGCGCTCCTCGCGCATGGCGGCATCTCGCTCTTCACCCACCCTAGTGCGCCCCGCGCTGGGTATGCCCGTGAAGGCCCCGAGCGCCCAGTCCATGAGCCCTGGTGCCACCGGTGGTGCCTCTGTGCCCACGGCGAACTCTGTGCGTGGCGCCTCGCCCCACTCGCCAGTCACGACATCTCTCAGCTCTTGCAGCTCCCTCTCTTCTCGCTTCGCACCCTGGAAGTGCTCCACGACCGCAGACTCATCATCCTCTGCCACGACGCCTGGCTGGTTCAGCGCCCAGTCTATGAGGTCGATGTCCCGCTCGACGCCGGGCGGCTCTCTCGGCACGCGCATCTTGGACGGATCTACGCCACCCACCGATGCCGCTCTGGCAGGACCCATCTCCCTGAATCGCGCGCTCGGCTGACCGGGCGCCACCTGCGGTGGTGGTGTGATGTCCACCGGGATGTTGCCCAGCACGGTGCCTGGCTCGATAAGGCCGCGCGACACGTCTGCGTAGCTGGGCGTCGGTGGAGCGGGCGCTGGTGGGGGCACTGCTGGGGGTGGCACTGCTGGCGCTGTGGCTGCTGGCGTTGGGCCAAGCGGCCTTTCCGGCGTAACCGCCCTGGGGTCGGGGCGCACCGGATATGACATGTCCGGCCCACCCTCCTGCATCGTCATCCCGAAGTCGCCCTCGATGTAGGTGGCGGGATCTGCGGCGTAATAGTCCTCGCCGGTCAGCTCCTTGAGCACTGCCGCGAACTCCTCTCTGGTGTAACCCTGCCCTGCGAGTTCTTTGGCGAGCTCCATGTAGGTCATGGGCATCTAAAGACCCTTATATTCCTTAACCGCCCCTTCCGCAGCCCGGACAGCATCGAACGCGAGGTTTAACTCATTCTGCGCAGCCTCGGCGCCACTCACCCACTCTGGCAGCTCCCACGGGTTCTTATTCTGCCTCTTGGCCTTCTGCGCCTCGCTGTCTTTTGCGGTAGCGCTTGCGCCGGCTGCCCACCTCTCATAGACATCCTTGGACGTCACGACAGGTGCACTCTCGAGGTTAGACCAATCAAAGGAGACGCCATGCTTCTCTGCCGCACTCGCGAACTTCTCCTTGGCGCCGCCCACTTTGGTTTGCAGCGCTGCACCCTGAACCACGCCCGTCCTCCGGGCGCCTATGGCGCTCGCGTGCCGCGCGTACATCTTATTGTAGTGAGTGAAAAACTCTTTCTGCTCGGATTTCGAGCCCTTCTTAAAGACGTATGCATTGAGCCATCCCTCCACCTCCTCCCTGGCGAAGCCCTGTTGGTCGCCTACACCGTTGACGAGCTGCTCAAACTGGATGCTGTCAAGCCACCGGTCGTACTGCGCCTGCTTATCGGGGTTCTTCTGGATCTCGAACGCGAGCTTGCGCGTGGACTTCGGCGTCTTCATGGCGCGCACATCCACGGCTCGAGCTCGGGTGGCCTCCCTCTGCTGCTTGAGCTTGAGCTCCTCTCCCCGCTCCGCAACCTCTAGCAGCGCCGCCCCTCGAGCGCGTGGGTCTTGCGGGAACTCTGCCTTGCCGCTCTTGATGCGGTCCCGGATAATGGCGATTATTTCGTCTTGGCTGGCGCCCTTCTGGACCTCAGGCACTTGCTCGAAGTCGACGGCGTTTCCGATCACGCGCTCGTCCAAAAATAGCTGCGCCCGCGGGTCGTCGTTGGCTTTGAAGGCGGTAAAGGCGTCCGTTAACTGGTCTATGTAGTAGTCGCCAGCGGGCAGCCTGAAAGCACCGACCTGCGATGGCTCCCCGAAGGTCTCCTCTGCGCGCGCGGTTCCTCGAGCCGGCCCACGCACGCCGGGGCCCTCCACCAGATGGCCGATGACGGCCTTTCTGGCCTCCTCCACGTTGGTCCAGTCCACCTCGCCAAGGCCGATAGCAGCCCCCTGTTGCTGCAGTTGGCGCCTGCCATCTGGGTTCTGGACTACCTTTTCGAGGACAGTGGTGAACATCTCATCGCCCACCTTATCTCTCAGGAGCTTGAGCTTGCCCATCAGATCGAGAGAAGCCGCCCCTCCCGCTGCTGTGCGTGCAATATCATATCCACGCTGCCAACTTGGCTCGCCCTTCAACTCCGCGAGCTTATCCCAGAAGCCTGTAGCGGGGCCCGGCGCGACGACGAGCGCTCCCTCCCTCTCCATGCTCTGCCAGTTCTTTGCCAAGAAGCGCCCCTGGTTCAGGGCGGACTCGACCGTCTTTGCGTCCAACCTGAACTCATCCGTCGTCAGCTGGGTGGCGATGTCTTGGGCAAGGCGTGGGTTCTCGGCAGCGAGGCGATCGTAGTTCGCGATGCCGGCTGCCACCGCATCGACATCACCCTGGCTCATCGTGATGGGCGTGTAGCCCTGCGGCGCCGCGGGGGCTGCGGGTGCGGGTGCGGGTGCGGCTTCTTCTGGCCGGGGTGTCCCCGCCCGGGTGACGGCGCTCCTCTCCCCTGCGACACGCTCACGAAGCGCCGCCGCGAGCTCTCCGAAGCGCTCGGCCTCTGCCTCTGCACCCCTCACGTCTGCGGGATCTCTGCCGAGTTCCCACCCCTTGAGCCCCGCCTGCAACCCCATGTTGGTGAGCTGCAGCACGGCGTTGGTGATGCCCAGGGCGGTCCTATCTTTCTGCGCCGCCTTGAACTGCCGGTCCTGCTGCTCTCTGGCGAGTCGCTGCGCCTCTGTCTCCCCCCGGTCTGCGGTTGAAGGGCGGCGTCCCTGGAACGGCGCAGCGCGCATACCTCCCGAGAAGAGCGCCCCGATACGACTTGGAGTTATGACCGCCACGGGTGCCCCCTATTCTGCTGGCTTGGAGCCGTATGCAAGCTCTTGTGTGAGCACAGTGCCGCCCTCTGGCACGCCGCCAGCATCGTCAGCGAACTGGATGGCATTGGTGTCGGGCATGAGGTATGCGTACCCAGTATGGAAGCTGCCCACCTCCATGATGCGATCAAGGACCAGGCCCACATTCGAGGGGAGCATTTCGATTAACTCGCCATTCGGTCCCGCGAACTTCTGCATCCAGTCTCCCACCTGGCTCATCATCTGTAGCGCGTTTGCCGGGCCGAACTTCGCTGCCATCGCATACGCCTGATTTGGCGTCCACAGGCCAGTGCCTGGGCCAAAGCCGGGGACGTTAATCATGGCCTGGTTCAGCAACTGAATGAACTCCACCTTCTGCTGTGGGTCCATCTCCGCTGGCCAGTCGCCCATATAGGCCATGGCCTGGTTGACGCCATCCTGTGCGTTACCTTCTCCGGCGGTGGCGATCTGGGCGAGCTGATAGTCCAGGTTTGCCTGCGCATCGGCGGCCTGCTCTGCGTTCATGAAGAACTTTGTGCCCTCCGCCTCTGCCTGCGACAGGATGGCCTGATGGTAGATGTCCGCGGCAGCCAGGGTCGCCCCAGCCGCCTCCTTTGCGGCTTCTGCAGTGAACCCAGCAGCCATCAACTGCGCCTCAGACAGCGCGCCGGCCTCGCCAAGCCCCATCTTCTCCATCACGCCGGCTTCGCCAAGCCCGAGTTGCGCCTGCTCCTGGGCACTCATGATGCCCAACTGCCCCTGCTCGAAAGCCTGCTGAGATGCCATCTGCCCGTAGGTGGCTGCGGCCTGCTTTCCAAGCGTGCCAGCGGCGCCAATGTTTCCGGCCGTGGTTCGTCCTCGCTGCATACTGCGCATCGCGGCATCACCCAGCGCCTGCCGCGCGGCGACGAGCGCGTTCCGGTGCTTCGCCTCGATCGCGCCAGATGCTGTCCCGTATGCGGCGCCCAGCCCCTCTCTGGCCTTGTTGTATGCGCTGCCGTATCCGGTGGCAGCGGTGCCATACGCGCCCGCGAGCCTCTCCCCCGCTCCGGTCGCCGCAGCGGCCTGTGTTTCGCCGGCCTCTTTGATCACGCCGGGTATCTTTGCGGCCTCATCCGCTGCTGCCAGCTTGGCCTCGGTCGCCAAATCAATCGTCTCTTGGGTCGCCCCAAAGAGCTTGCTCTGTCCGGTGGAGCCAGTGCCGCCCGCCTGTTGTGCGCCGTACTTCTCCGCGGCCGTCTTCCTCTTTGAGCCATATTCTTCAGTCATGATTACACCAGATGGGTCTTGCCGATTATGTATACCCAGATCCCGCCCGCGCCGGCGATCATCTGGTCGGCTTTCCAGCCGGTGCTCCAATCCCCGTTCACGTCGGACACCTTTGCCCGAACCTCGAGCCACTGCTCTGCGCCCAGCGTCTTCGCGTCCGTGCCGGTCGCCTGCATGTTCTCTCTCTGTCTGGCCAGAAGACCGCCCACGCCGGCAAGTGAGCGGCCGACGAACACGGGGTAACCCTGGGCCGTCATGCCGTTAAGCCCCGGCTGACCGCTGCCCTCTATGTCCATCGAGTGGATCTCTAGGTTGTGATCGTATATCCCCCCGTTGATGAGGGGTATGGTGCTCACCGACGAGTAGCGGATCTGGTCTATGGCGACACCGACCCATGTTGCGGACGGTACATTTGTCAGCGTCTTGCGGGCGATCTGCTCGTAGCCGAACATGTCAGCCCTGGCGCCAGTGCCCATGCCGACCCCGATCTCGAGTTCGAGCTCCTCGCTTGTTCCGGCCCCTCCAGGGACCTCCCGCACCACTGTAACGCCGCCACCGCCAGCCGGGACCGTGAACGGCATCCAACTCCAGGTGAAAAGAACGTGGTGGATTGTCATCGGCGCCACGATCGGTATGTATCGCCGGTCGATGAAGGAGCCGCCTGTCGAAGTCACATAGGGGAACCCGACTGGCGTACCGGCTGGGTTTGGCAGCGATATGCCGCCGTAGCGCGTGTTGTTGAACAGCGGCACCGCCAGCACCGTGTATGCCGCGGTATCAAGCATGGACTCGCGGACGGGCACCTCGCTGTGCATGTTGTAGCCGCCGCGCAGCTTGCTGCGCATGATCTCATCGATGACAGCCATCGAGGTCTGCACGCCGGTTGCGGTGTTTGCCTCGATGTTGGCGCCTGGCAGCGGGTGGCTGGTGATCAGTGGGCGCGGAGTGCTCGAGTGCTGCCCGGCCCCAGTTGCCGTCCACGCGCCTGACGATGGGCGCTCGCCCAGGTGCCTGGTGAGGATGTTCTGAATGTTGGTGCCGCTGTCTCTCTCCCTGATCGGCGCCAGGAAGCGCATCGAGATCTCGAGCGAGACGAGCTCCATATTATAGGTGTCGCTCAGGTCAGGCGCCGAGATCGTGAAGATATAGCTCGTATACGGGTCGATGGCTCTGCGTATGTCTGTGACCACATACGGGTTGCCTGTGCGTATGTATCCAGACGACAGCTCTGGGTCTGCCACGATGCCACCCGACCAGATGGCCAGCGTGGGCTCCATGTTGGTCGGGGCGCTCTGCCCCCATGTCGGCCTCTTCTCCAGTATGGCGAAGCGCAGGTTGTAGTTTGGCACTCGCTCGTATGCCACTCGCCCTTCGTTTGCATCCGCGCCTTGGCTGGCGTTGCCTGAACCCCAGTTCGACACGATGGCCGCCGGCTCGCACCTCGTATCAAAGGACACCGACACCTCGTCGAGGATAACGTCGGGCATCGATGCGTTGATGGTGGGTGTGTTGCCGGTGCGCGCGTTTGCCGTGAAGTCGAGGTCCTCCTGCAGCGGCGGAAGCATGAACGGAATGCAGTGGAGATGCGGGACGTTATCCGGCGTCCATGATGAGTTTGAGTACGAGCCCACGTGCGGGATGGACAGGTTGACGTGGAATGGTGCGTATCCGGCTTCGAGCTGCTCCGCCTCGACACCGAGGTCCCCCACGCCGGTGACCACATATTGGATTGCCTGCAGCGGGGAGAAGATATGGTCAACAAGGAGCTTCGCGCCTCGCGCCAGCTTCTTTCTGGTGATCTTCGTCATCAGAGCGCCTGTAGTTCTTCGAGCACGGTGAGCGTAGTGCTCCATGCCTGCAGATACCAGGGCACGGTGCCCCACGAGCCACGCCCCACAACTGTGCCGTCATACTCTGGGATCACGATCGACAGCCTCACCTTGGCGCCAGCGTGGATGGGGATGTTCAGGTCCCTGTCCTCCATGAGCCGGCCATCAAGCGGGCGCACGTTGCTCACATCGCCAGAGTCGAAGGTGGGGAACATGTCATCCCATCCCGTCCCCGTAGCGCCGCTCGCAAAGAGGGTGAAGAGCTCGCGCTCCACGACCCACCTGCGCCGGACGTACTCCACGTTGGTCATCACCGCATCCTCTGGTGTCGTCGGGTTGAAGACATCCATGAGCACGATCACGTCTGCCGTGAGATCAGCGTTGGCGTACCCTGGCGGCGGGGGGTTCGTGTATTCATAAGGACCAACGCTGCCGGAGTCGCCCTGAAAGGGGCCGTTCGGCTCTACCTGCAGCAGGATGCTGATTGAGTCGACCACCACCGGCTTCTTGAAGGCGAAGGTTCTAGACCACGCATACTGTATCCCGGTGCCACTGCCGTAGCCGGCATTGAGGTAGATGCCGGGCACTCTGGTGCCCTTCAGGCGCAGCACATTGTGCGGCGCACCGGGTGGCTGCACACCATAGACGTCACGGTTGTCTATCTTTAGCCATGGGAAGTTGTGTGCAGCGGTCGCGGAGTGCAGCTGTGGGCTGAAGCCGGCGTGGTATTGCACCGCCACGAAGCGGTTTTCCACGTCTCCCTTCGGCACCTTATTGAACTTGTCCTTTATGACCCGCAGCGCCTTCTCGAGCCTGGAGCCGTCGATGGTGGTGCCGTCATAGAAGACCTCGTGTGTGAGGTTCCTGTTGTGCCTGCGCCACGCCATTATATGTTCCCCGTGCCAATGGCAGTGGCGACTACGTTTGGCTGCGGTGTCGTCAGGGTCGCAGCCGCCGTGCCGGTGCCAAGGTAGGAGATTGAAAAGGCGGTGCCAGCCACCTTTGCGGTAATAATGAGGCTTATGCCACTGTCCGTAAGCGTGACAGGCCACTCGCCAAGGGGGCCGGCGGGCGGGTATGCCGCAGCCAGAGCGGCTATCAGCGCATCCACGACAGTCGATGTAGTATCGCCGCCGATAACAACGTGCGTGCCGGTCACCCCGTCGATCGTGACGGCGTGCGAGTTGCCCACCGCGCCAACGGTCGTGATGGTGAGCCTGCTCCCCTGCGCCACCGCAGCCGTAAAGAGCGTGTTCCCGGTCTTGTTGTAGCAGAGNGCCACCTGCACGTCCGTCGCGGCACCAACCGCGTGTGCCACCACATAGTCAGACGAGGTGGCGCTTCCCCGGAAGACGCACCCCAGCAGTACGAGCTTGCCGCCATCCTCGATGTTTATGTGGGAGGATGTCTCGTCACCCGGCTGCTCGAATGTGCAGCCTCGGATCACCGCGCTGGCCCCCGCGCGCACCGTAACAAGTACCCCAGACGCGCTGGGGGGCATCACCGCGACGGCATCGATAACCGCATCCGTAGTGATGTCTAGCGGCTTGGTGATGATGGCGCCTGGGGCCGGCGCGTGTATCTCTGTGTCGGGCTTGGCGATAATCTTGCCCCCATGCAATCCCGGTGACAGCGCGAAGACGTTGTTCTTCTCCTTCCACTCAACCATTGCGTTTCCAGGCAACACCACCCCCAGGGACTCGACGGTCTGGCTCACCCGTCGCCTGAGCAGCATGTTGAAGAGGCCCAGGCGCCCCTCTTGTGAGCTCTCGCTAGCGCTCAGGCTCTGTATCTCTGCGAACTTCAACGCCCCTTCCTCCTGCGGTTCTGCCCAACGGCCCGGACCATCGCCTTGACGCTTTGGAGCTTGATCCGCTCGGCAGGGTTGCGCATGAAACCAAAGAGCATCGCCGTGACAGAGGTCCCCTTCACCGAGTCAGAAGTCACGATGGTGTCCACCTGCTCGTCTCCGATGAGGTAGGTGTTGCTCTCAAAGGTGGGGATGGTGTCGTTTCCCCAGTCGACCCCAGCGCCGAACTCTGCACGCTGCCCAGGGGACGCCCCAGGTATGCGGTCGCGGATCGTCTGCTCCGTCCTCGGGGTGGGATAGAGGTTGCCCTTGATCGACACCGGGCGCCGGAAGGTGGCAACGCCGCCGATGTAGTCGACCACCTGCGCCATCCAGGTCTTCATGTCGGCAGCGAAGAGCGTGTTGAAGATGCCCTGTGTCCATGAACCAGTAACGTCCGTGCCCTGCCCTCGGCCAAGCAACGTCACCGCCAGTCCGCGCAGCTTGAGCCTGACGTTTGAGTTGAGCGCGATGTCGGGACCGAGATACGCCCAGTCCACCGGCTGCGCTATGAGCGTGGTGCCGGCGTTGCCGCTAACGTCTTCGCGGTGCCGGGCAAACCTCGACCACTGCTGCCAGATATACGCCCCGGGCGTTACGCTTGAGGGGGCTGCACGGTTGTTCGTCAGGATGCAGAAGTCGTTGGCCGCATCGGCCTCGATGCCCATCTGCGAAAGACCGGACGGGTATGACACCGTTCCGCGGGTCTTCATCGGGATGTAGCAGACAATGCTCTCTCTATACGGGATGAGATTCATGCCGCCACTGGTGGCCGCCACCGGCTTGTGATTCCCGGTGCCCTCCCAGGTGCCCGCGCTGCCGTCCCATATAAGGCGAATCGTATCGCCGTCTCTGCTGGCCGCGTATGCATTTGCGCTGTCTAGACACGAGCGCGTCCTCCATGAGTCTCTCGAAGACATGCGCTCTGGTGGCAACGACATCTCGACATCTGTGCTGCTGCCGTCTGCGAAGATCGGCTGCCAGTTAGTGTTGTCGAATCTAAACCTGATCTCAATCCTTTCGATGCCATAGTCGGCGCCGTTGATCAGGTCGAAGTTAACGTTGGCCGGCACTATTTTGACCGGTATGAGATAGGTCTCCTCGGGTGTTGCGGGCGCGGTCTCCCCACTCACCACCGCCACGGGCGTTGCGACGGTGCCACCCCAGAACCTATAGCCCCCCTGAACGTGCATCCACTTATCTAGGATGAGCTGGTTGTGCATCTCTATTGATGTCGGGCCGCCCATGTTGGTCCAGTCGATGCGGTACTTACCCGACACCATCCTGAAGTCCTCATCGTCAACGCTGCGGTCGATGGCGCCGCCTCGTCCGTACTCGAGGATGTAGAAAGATGCCGATCGAGTGGTGTCGGACCAGGGGGTGCCGCCTGTCGTGGCGTAGTCGATGAATGGCTCTTCCTGCACAGAGCCAACGCAGTAGAGGCTCTCGTCTACAGACAGCAGCCAAGGGCTATCGATGTTCATCGCCACGGTCGGGATCTGCCCATAGGCGTCTGCAGTCTCCTTGGCGTTGGACTCGTATGTCCACAGCGACCACTTGTCCCCCGAGAAGCAGAGCGTTGCGCGTTGACCGGGGACCGTGACGAGGAGCGCCTTCAGGTGGTCGCAGTAGGTGACGTTGATCATGCTCGTGTCGAGCGTGACCACGCTATTGCGCGATGGCTCCGTGGCGCTGCTTGCGCCGGTGTTCGCCGTGGTCGCGGTAAAGAATGTGGTGCATGGGTCGGTGATGAAGTCGGTGAAGAACGGGGCGATCGGCTGGCTAATGGTCTGTATATCGAAGCCGCCGGCAGCGACATGCACCCCGATGCGGCTGACCCATATGAGCGCCTCACCATAGTTTGCGGTGGCGTTCTGCGAGATGCATCCAATGGAGTCGGAGATACGCACCGGGGCCATGCCCTCTCCCAGCAAGTCACTGCTGCCAGGGGAGTACACCCAGGTCTCCGTCTCCGTGTAGACATAGATGTTCTGCCCGCTGCGTCCGAGCGCGGTGATCTCTTTCTCTGTCGGCACGATGACGACGTTCTGATCGATATAGACGGTCGGCGCGAAGATGTTGGAGAAGTAGAGCACCCGCTCATTGGCGATGACGAGCGCACCATCGAAGGCGATCATGGCCTCTGGCTGCGGCAGCGAAGACGACGTGCGATAGTTGTACGTGTCTGTGTACGGGCCGTTCGTTGGGCGCACCCGCCAGACGAGCGAGCTCTCTGAGTATGGGCCAGCCCATTCCGCCCTGGCCTGCGCACCGCCAGACTGCCCGTCGCCATGGGTGCCGTCTCTAAACGTAGCGACCTGGCGGTGCCTGTTGCCGCGGAAGGTCGCTGGCGAGTAGGCGTAGAGCGGCACCGAGCGGGAGCCGAAGTAGACCGTATCGCCTATCTCGGCGAAGAAGAACGGGTCGCTTCCCTGGCCGCCGGTCCACGACTGACAGTTATCCTCGCGGTTGGACTGGAAGTTGCCGTGCCTTAACTCCAGGTCTGAGATGTCAAGCCCCGCCGAAGCGGTGTGCTCGTATAGCGGCTCCTCCCACCTCTCCCTGGTGGTCGCGTCATAGATGCTGACCAGGAACACGTCTGCGATCTGTGCGCCCCAGGTCGACGCGCCGGTGGTGGGCGATGCCCTATCGATCTCACTGGCTTCGTCTGTGTAGACGAGGGCGCGAAAGACGCTGATGATCTGCGTGTTGCCGAAGTCGGTCTTGATGATGAAGCTGCCAAGGTGCTCTCTATAGCCCCAGTCGTCGGTAGGAGAGCCACCGGCAACGTACTGCCCGATATTAAAGGGCATCAGGGTGTCGAACTCTGCGGCCTGCCCGAACCCCTTGCGCACTTCCCAGGCGCCTTGGCGGTACAGCATATTGAGTACGAAGTTACCCTTGGTGGGTGCTGCGTACTCGATGCCCTCACCGAGGATGTCTAACTCTTCGTACTTGACCGCCATCTCACATGTACTCCAGGTCCACGACCATCTCCACGATGCCGCCGGCCCGGTTCTCGAGATACTCCTTTAGCTGTTGCTGCCTGCGCCCGAAGAGCGCCACGAGCTGGGCATTGTCGGCGGAGTCGACGATGGCGTATTGCAGATATGCGGTGAGCGCGATGATGTCATGGAACCTGTTGAGGTCGTCGATGTAGACGTTGGTGCCAGCGGCTATGCCGGCTGCCCAGTTGACGTCCTGGTCTGGCACGTAGTCGACGCGGAAGACGCCCGAATACTCGGACGCGAAGTTGATCACAGCGCCCTTGAGCACGTAGTCCGACCGTCCATCGTAGGCTGACTTCAGGTTGAGCGATGGCACCAGTCGGCGCACCACATTGTTGGTGTCCGTCGCGCTGTTAACCCTATAGATGTCAACGAGCTGATAGAGCCTGGTCGCCGCAGGGGCAGCAGAACCCAGCAGCACGCCAGTAAGGTCGAGGATGCGGGCGTCCGCAAGCGTGACGACGTATTCCTGCGCGTAGACGTATGGCGCCATGTCGATAACGACTGCCCTGAAGTCGTCATAGGCCAGCGACAGCCACTGCGCCATCTGCGCGTCATCGACGAACGTCTGGTCAGGCTCGTCCATGTAGCGCCTGAAGAGCGCCGCCACGTCTTCGACCATCATGAGCCTGCCCCCGGCACGACCATCGGCGGGCTAGACACCCCCGGCACGTTCTGCCCCTCTGCCGGGAATGGCACCTCTGCAAACGGGTCGCCGCCTATCTGCCCCTGCGGGGGTGCCGGCATCGCAACAGACTGCAGCTCTGGAGCCGGCTTCTTCTCCCTCGGGTGGATGCTCCTCCTGGCAGACTGCTCCGCGTGGATCTGGTCGTCCTCATTGGCAAAGGACGCATCCACGATGATCTGCCGGATATAGTCCTGCCGGTCCTGCGGGAGCTCGTAGTAGTCGGGCGACTGCGTGAACTCATTGAACACACGCAAGAACGCCTCGAGATCGTCTGTGGGCAAGATCTGGATGTTGTTGCCCATGATGACGGCCTGGAGCATCTCCTTGGCGTGACTGAGCGCCAGGAACTTCTGCGCCACCTG